TTTCTCCTATCTTAATAACTCTTCCAACATAAGTAGAAAGATCTGTATATGTTACTATGTCTGGCTCTACACTCTCGCAATCTTCTAATAAATAGCAAACACAGCTATCACAATCAGTATAAGATGTAACAATAGTAACAGTAGTAGCTGTTCCACAAGAAACAGTTTCTGCTGTTACATCATAGCAAAGAGAGTCGTCTAACTTAACTGTTTTTCCTACCATTAAACTTAGATCTACGCCGCCTGTATCCTCACAAGCATAAATTATAGATCCAGTATCACAAGGGGTTAGTTTATAGCAACCGCAAGCATCGCAATTGTTATATTGGCTTTCAATTACTACAAGACCAGCAGTTTCACAGCCGGTATCTCCTTGGGCTATTGCTTTCCAACAGACCCCAGCAATTTTTATAGACCTTGCATTAGAAACAACCTCTGCCGGAGTTTCACCAAAAAGGGTTGCTAGATCGTTTACAATTTTTGCCGTACTTGCGTCACAGCAGTTCTCAATCGTATAGCAGATAGCACAAGAGGCGCAATTTTCATAATCCTCATCAACTACAACCGCAGCCGATTCTTTACAGTCTTCTGAAATTGAAACATCATAACAAAGACCATCGTCTAACTTAACTGTCTTTCCATCATATTCGTGTAAATCTACTGCTGTAATAATAACGCTCCCTGTATCGCATGGGGTTAAGGTCCAGCATGTATCGCAAGCATCACAAGAAGCATAATCATCCTCACCCTCTACGATTGTAATGCACTGCGGAGCGACACACTCTTCTTCCCATAAATTGGGTATAGATACCTCATAACAAATCCCTTGATATTTTATAATTTGACCGTCTTCTGCTTGTGTTTTTAAATCGTTTGTTACGAGAAGTGTGTCGTCTGGATCGTCACAATTAGTAAGTAAATAGTATGTGAATGGATTATTGCTGATTTGAATAATGCAATTTACTTGTGTTCCTGTGGCGCTCTCTCTCCAGATAATTTGTGCTCTTCCTGTAAAGGCAGATTTAAGAGTTTGAGCATCACCAAGCCCACAAAATTGATGGTTTTCTTCTTCGATATCTACTTTTGTCTGGACCATCCCAGAACATATAGCAGTACCAATAGCACCATCTGCTAATGGCTCTGGAAGAATGGCCCACTTATTTAGATGAAGCTCAATATCTGATTCTAGTGCTTCAAGAACAATTCCAGAAGATAAATAAGCGTCTTCATCTGTTGGATCTATAATTGATTCGCCAAGACCGATAACCTGCAATCTTTCGAAGTCAGACCCAGTATCATTAAGTACTTTAATTTCTGTATGCGTTTTATTTGTTTCTGGGATTGATGTAGCTGTTAAAATTTTACTTTGGTTGACAATATTAGTAGTATCTATAAATCCATTATAGTCTACTGCTGGTATGTCTAACGGTTGTCCCGGAATAGCTTTCTTTCCTGCCATGATCTTTATCCCTTTTTATAGAACCAATTGATTATAGTCCATTTATTTTAAAGTTAAGAAGTTCCTATTCCCAGAGCAGAAAAATCAGCATCTTTGTAAACTTCTTCTACATAACAGCTCGTTGGGACCTTAACAATTTGATCGGATCCGGAATCAAGTTTCTCTCCATACGCCACCCAGAGATATTCCCATCCTTTTTTATCGATTGTCATACCATTAATAGTAACTGCATCCCCACCGGTTTTATTTGGAGATGCAGAAAACTTATATGTAATTTCCCATTCATCTTCGTTCCTCATACTTCCAGTAGCACCAAGAAATAAGCACTCTCCGGCATTTGTACCCTTGAAAGTGGCGTTGTTTACTTTTCCTGTCGTAGCAAATAATGTAGATTTATACCCTGTTGTTACTGTTGCCGCTGCTAATATGTGAGTCTCAGAGAACGAATATATAGGGACAGAAATATCAACACCATTAACGATTCTATTGTTACCGTTTAGAGATACGTTTATTGCACCTTTGTAATCAGGAGCGGTTCCAGATACTGCTTGAGAATCTACCGTGCTTAAACTCTGAGTTATATGTTGTGATCCTCCGCTTGTATCAAATGAATAGGAAGAACTACCAACCTCTCCAGTAGAGCTAGATCGGCTAGTTGTACCATAAGAAACAACGCCTATCCATGATTCTGTTTCTGTAGGATCACCGATAGGCTCAACAGCATAATCACTTCTAGAGAGACCGTTAAATGATGTTGCGGTTCCAGAAATAAGAGCGTTAAGAGCTGTTACTTCAGAATTTGTTTCTGTAATATAAAAATTTAATGTCCCAGATGTTTTGCTGAGGGTTCTAGAAATAACAAGTTCAGTTAATGTCGCCATTTTTTATTCCCTCTTAGCTAAATGCCAATCCCTGTTGATTCTTCAATAGGGCATTTGTCTTTTGAGTTTCTTCTACTAATTTTGTAGTATTCTTAGCAGTGACATCAACAGACTTGCTACCGCCAAGTGATTGACTAATGGCAGCAGCAGAGAACGTACCCAATGCTGTTGAGGTAGTTTTACTCACATCTTTTGCGCTTGGAATAGAAGTTTTAACATCTTCAACCTTAGCAGCATCTATAGCGTCTTGTGCTCTCTTGATTTCTGCCGATTCTTTTGCTTCTCCGAGTGCTGTTTTGTAATCTAACTCAGCTGCCTTTTTAGCAAGCAGAGCAGCATTTATATCTTGTTGTGCAGCTTCATCTCTTTTGTTTGGACTGGCTGCTAACTCTAACTGTCTATCGGTCTGTCTGTCATCGAAGGCTTTGTTTCTATCTTTTTTATCAATCTCTAATGACTTTATTGCATCATCATAAAACTTATTGCTTTTGCTTTGATCAGGAGTTAATTTTTCCTTTAGTCCCTTAACTGTAGCTGTGATAGAAACAATTTCTTTGTCGTTAAGAATATCAAGTTCGTAAGCAGCTTTAGCAATCTTTCCAATTAAGTAGGTTATACCAGAAACAATTCCACCAACTGCTGCATTGAAAACATTTGCTATAAATTTACCAACACCAAGAAAAACTTGAATTATTGAACTGCCGAGATTCTTTAGACCAACTACTAAATAATCAAAACTAGTCAAAGCACCAAATGCAATCTTGTCCCAAACCTTAGCACCCTCCGCATAAACGGTTTCCCATATAGAATTAATATAAGCAGCACCCTTGGCGAACTCTAAATTGATAGATGTCCACAAAACCTTAACGGCTAAACCAATTTTGCCTGCTGAAAGGGCATCTCCAATTCCATCAGTTACTTCTTTGACTTTATTTAATATAGAATCAAATTTTTCTCCAAGCCAATCAAGTGCTTTTGCTCCAATTTCTGTTGAGGTGAGGATATATGCTCCTATTCCAGCAACAGCAATCACAAATAATCCAATAGGAGAAATTATTGCTGCAAAAGCTGCTCCTAGAGCACTGACTCCAATAGATGCAAGACTTAAAAACGCACCGAGTCCAGCAATAGATAATCCTACTGCGGCTATAGCACCTCCAACACCAGCAATAACAACTCCAAGATATAATGCAGTTTTAATTAATTCTTCGTTGTCTTCGACCAATCTAATTGTGGCTGCGCCAATTTCAGAAAGGTATTGTAGCAATGATTTAAAAGGACCAGAGACAGCAGCTCCAATTGAAAACATAATTTTACCAATAACTTTATTCAGAGCGTCAAATGCATCTAGCAATTCTTCTGCTGCCACTGCGTCTTCTTTCGACATGGTTATACCTAATCTTCTTGCTTCTTTTTGTAGAGCACTAATTCCTTCTGCTCCTTGTTGAAACATTGGGAGGAGATTTGTTCCGGTTCTTCCAAATACAGTCATTGCTATAGCTGCTTGTTTTGTAGAATCTTTGATTTTTCCAATTCTATCTGCGAATAGCTTAAACTGTTTTTCCGGTGTTAATCCATCTAGGTCTTTTACATTTAATCCTAACTCTTTTAAAATATCTGTATATGTAGTGACTCCCCTTCCAGCATCATATATTGATCTCTGCATTTTTCTGAAGCCGTTCTCTAGGGAGGCAAAATCAGTACCAGACTGAGAAGCAACAAAGGAAAGTTCTGATAAAACATCGACAGCAACACCAGTCCTCTTAGACATTTTGGCTACTTCGTCACCAGTATTGGCAAAATATTTAGCAGTTCCAGCAAAAGCAGCAGCAACAGAAGCACCGATCGCTCCAACTCCAGCACCTATTCTAGCCACACCAGAGCCAAAAGACTTTAGTTTTTGACCGGCTGCATCTAAGCTTCTGGACATCTTATCGTTCAAAGATAATTCCACAAAAGCTCGGCCTGCTTTTACACGACTCGCCATAATCTTTACTCCTTAACAGAAATAAGTTTTTCTGTTTTTTCTACTTTGGCCTTCTTGCAAAACAGCTTCTTCATTTGCTTGAATCCTGCTTTGCTGTCTTCGATGACATCTGATCTTTTTACTTCTAATAACGGATGAAAATCTGATAAAGTAAACGGACTAGATTTCTTTGGATCTCTATTGGCATTTGCGAGAATACAAGCAATTAGACTGGTTTGATTCCATTGTAATTCAACAACTGCTTCGCTCATCCAACATAACTCTCTCAAAGTAAATGGATCTGGATTTACTCCTATTACTCCGGCGAGTTCATAAGTTCTTCTAAGGATAGATTTTCTATCCTCTCTTCTATCTTCGTCACTGCTTCGTCTTGTAGGCTTTTCGCTTTCTCCAGCACCTTGTTCATCATCTGTCCCTTTTTTTTAGGGAAGAAATTGATAAGCTCCTTTAAAAAAGCTTCAGTTGCTGTATCTATAGCCTCTCCACGAAGCCCCTCACCAAATTGAACGTCGGTGATACCTTTTTTCTCTGCATCTTCTTTACAGCACACATATAGAACATCAGCCAGTTTACATGCATCATCTCCTAGTGATCTGATTGCTTCTCCTGAGTTATCAAGAAGGTCCAAATCACAAAAGCTTCTTACATCTTTAACGGTAGAAATTGTAACACGCAAACACCATTCTCTTCCTTCTGCGTCTTTAAAAACTTCCATCCTTGTTTCTCCCTTTTTAGAAAAATAGACTCTTGGGCCAGTTTGTTGAACCCAAGAGTCTAAGAAAAAATTTATTACTTAGCTTCCTTCGGTCCAACTTGGTGCTCTTGTTGAATATGTAGGCTTAACACTTACATCAACAGTCAGAGCATCTTCAAGACCTTCGTTTCTGGTGAAGTTAACAACACTGAAATCAGCATCCAAACCAGAACCGCCTACTGCATCAAGAACAAGTAGAGCAATTGCTGTGTCGTCAAAGTAAGCATCCTTAATTGCGTTGAATGCGGCATCGTCAGTATCCCAAACCATACTGAAGTCAACTGTGCCTTCTTTTAAAGTACCAACATTCAAACGCCATCCATCAGCACCACGAGTAGTAACGTCTGCTTCGCCCTTTGTTAACGAAAGAGTGACATCCTTGACATTATTAATAAGAGTGTCTGCGGTCGATCCAGCAGTTCCGTAGTACAATTTTGCATCTAATCCAAGCTTGATAGCCATTTTTATTTCTCCTTTTAAAAAACCAACTTTCCCAATTAACTCTATCTAAACTAATAGAGATGTTTTATTACATGTTGAAATACTTCTGAAAATCCTGTGCATACTTCTTGCTAAAATCACTTATTCCTTTTTCTAAAGCAGGTTCCAAAACGCTTCTTCTTGGATAATTTTTCTTGTTTACTGAATTATATCCTCCAAGCTCATGAACGTCTGCTGTTTTTTGAGCAAACCTATAACCAATTGCCGCTGTTCCATTTGCTGTATCTCTATCTACTCCTAATGCCTTTTTGAGAACTCCTGTGCCTCTTGAGTATGGTTTCCCAGGAGCAGATGGTTTTTTTCTACTCCTTATTAACCCTCTTCCTGATACATAAATGAATGAGGCAAATTTATAAAGAGCTTGTTCAGCAGCATATAAAGAAACGTTTTTAAGTTTAGGCAGCTTTGTTCTGTCTATAAACTTAAGTGCGCTTTGTGCCATTTGTATATCCTAGTAAATATCCGTTATATCAAATTGAATTTCAGAGACATAAAGATTGACTGTTGCTAATTCATCAGGACTATATAAAGTAGGAGACTCAAATCCGGTCACCTTATAATTAGGAAGCAAAGTCAAACTGTTGTGTCTGAATAACATATAAATCTCTTCTGCTAAATCCTGCAACTCATCTACTTCCGCTGTTGTTTTTAGTTTATTCATCACAGAAATTGAAATTGAATAAACGTTCTTATCCTTTTCTCTGCTTTCTAATGTTGTGACTCTATCAACAGGAACTACAAACACAGAAAGTTCGGAGATCTTCGCTAACCTTTGATATAAAGCATATTCTCGTGTGGCAGTAAATGATTGAGTGAAGGTAGCTGCGTTTAGCATATCCTTTACTGCTTCTGCTGCTGCCACGATTGGGGATCCCATTTGTATTTATCCTTTTATTTTTTATCAATTATACATGGTCTGCGTAGAAGCGTGTCTCGAACCTCATCCATTTGTTTGCATAATCTCTCTTCCATTATTTGTTTGGTTAATATTGTATCTGTTAGTTTTCTTAGTGCGCTTGTAACATCAGCATTAATTTTAATGATGGTTTTGATACACCAAACGATAATGGTCAATTCTATCAAGGCAAAACCAGCAAAGCCTATATTTTGTAGGATTTCTGGTTTTAAAATCTCTGTTATATTGTCCATTTTGTCTCCTTTTAATCAGATAAGCTTTCAGACTGCGCTCTTAGTTCCTCCATCTGTTTGGAATAGAGCGCATTCTTGTAATACTTTGCCATAATCTCTTCTAGTTTGCCGTCTGTCTTATCTGCTTTATATTCTACTACTTCTTTTGGATTTAACCATTTTGCGTAACTAATCATTCCATAGGTTTCATCCAAATATTGAGCATGAACGAAATACTCTTCGTTTCCATCTCCGTCTGTGTCTTCTGCTGTTCTGACTACTTCTGTATATACTGACATCTCTTTTCTCTCCTTTTAAATTTTAAGCTCCACCCCATGCTGTCGGGATATCTGCGTGATTATCTACACTGCTTGTTGTTTGTCCGGTGAAGCATGTTGTGGTTGTTGGTGTTCCGGATCCATAAGTGTAATTCCATAAATCAGGAGCTGTACCTTGGGTTCCTGTGAAGGTTCCAATCTTAAAACAACTGGTAAAGACTATAGATTGGTTGTTGAATCTAGTACCCTCGTCAGCGGATGCACAGAATAGATCAGAGATTAACTGGAGCTTATTACAATTCTGGAAGCATATTTGGAAATCAGTACATGCAGTGTTGTTGACAAAAAGTTCCGAAGGCACAGTAGCTAAATTAGTACAGCCATCAAATGCTCCATAGAATGAAGTATTTGATGTAACATAGTCGAACAGACCCGAAGGCATAGCAGTTAAATTAGAACAGTATTGAAATGCGGTTCTAAAACCATGTGTCGAAACACTTGTATTATATTTGAATAAGTCTGCTGGTAATGATGTAATGCCAGAACATGAATATAGTAAGTATCTGAATCCATACGTAGATACTGCCGTGTTATATCTGAACAAGTCAACAGGCAACGTAGTAAGCTTATTCATACCGTTAAGTGCTGCGTCGAATCCGTTAGCAGCAA